AGTTAGTGACTATACAGCAGTAGTTAGTGTAGAATATGATTATGATTATGTACCTAATACAACGACATCTAGTTCGTCAACAACAACGCCCACCACGTTACCTGCGGCAGAAGATGTGGTCGAAGATAACATTACTACGTACCTTGCTTGGGACGAATATGGATGTCCACATCCAAACAATCCGTTATCATATAAACAATATCTTGAAGCGGTAGAGAGTGGAGATTGGTTTGGATATCAGCCCGATGATTGCACTAATGTACCTGACAGCATTACTATTATTGTCGAAGAAGAGGAATATATAGATGAGTTGGACGAAGAGATACTTAGAGATGACATTACTACAGAAGATACAATTCAAGACGAGGAAGTTTTGGTTGAGCCAATACAGGAAGTTACTGAAGAAGAACGTCTAGAGGCAGAAGAAGAATTACTTATACTTGAAGAGCTAGAAGATAGTGTAATTATTCTTGAGGATTTATCTGAAGAAGAGATACAAGAATTTGTAGATGTTATACAAGAGATAGAAGATACAATAGAACTTGTTGAAATAGTAGAAGAGATAATAGAACTAGATATACCTGAAGATATTATAGTTGTTATAATAGAAGAAGAGATAGAGGAGATAATTGAAGAACAAATTACAGAAGATGTGGTGGTGGATAGACCTACAGATTTGGAACCTAGAGAGGAAGAGGTCATTGAAGAACTTACAGAAGAGGAAATCCAAGTAGAAGTACAAGAGATAGAAGAAGAGATAGGGGATATAATTGAAGAAGCAAAAGAAGAAGTTATACAAGAGTTTGTACAAGAACTTGAAACAGAAGAAGTGATAGAAGTATTAGAAGAAGTTAACGATATAGGTGTACAAGAATTAAAAGAAGTATCAGAAGAAGTACAAGAAGTAATTCAAGCAGTAGTAGAGGAGGCTATTGATAATGTTGAAGAGCTTACACAGGAGCAAGTTGAAGTTGTTGCTGAAGTATTACAAGTTGAAACAGAAGATGTTGCTATTGTTGCTGAGGCTATTAAACAAGACGAAGTAGTAGCAGAAGCTGTAACAGAATACGTAGAGAGAGCTATAGAGAACGCAGATGTAGAGAACTATACTCTTGCTGATGTTGTTACAGAGGTACAGTACGAAGCATTCTTAGAAAATCCAATAGAAATATTTGTGGATGTAGATGTACAAGATATAAACCTATCAACTATAGGTGATGACATGACACAAGACCAACGAGAAAAAGCACAAGAAGTTGTAGTCCCTGTTATTTTGACTAGAATAGCTAGTATGGCTGCTTTAATATTTAGGAAAAGTTTATGATTAAAAAAATATGGAATTGGTTTATAACTATAATTAAAGAAACATTAAATCTTTCGTGGACATTGGTGGGTTTAGTGATTGCGACACTCACTCTTACCGGGTCTGCACAGCAAGTGACAGGCTTAGCTACTATTATAACATTAGCTGTGTGGCTATTAACTATAGGCTTTAGAAGTGACAAACCTAAAAGCAATTCAAGAAAAGCAAGTAAATAATGGAAGCAAAGATAAATTTAAGTCAGATACTACAAGGTGGATTAGCTGCCTTAGTAGGTTGGTTATTTAAAACAGTTAATGATTTACAACAAGAAGTTGCAACACTTAAAGCACAGGTTGAAGCATATCAAAATTCAATTTCAGGATTTAATCAAAACTTAGTAATTATTGAAGAAGTAATTAGAGAGATATTATTTAAGGTAGGTGGATAATGGATTGTTGTGGAAGTGGATGTTGTGGAGGCAAGTAACTGCAACACATACACCAATAAAAATGGTACACACATAAGCATATGTGATTGTAAGAATGGAGGAATAGGTGAAACTCACAGTTGTTAGAACACAATTTGGAACAGATGCAACTAATGGTCTGTTGTTTATCGATGGTATATTTGAATGCTATACACTTGAAGACCAATATCAAGCAGTAAAAGTTATGCATGAGACTTGTATACCTGAAGGTACATACAACATACAGTTTAGAAGAACAGGTGGATTCCATGCAAAGTATAAAGAAAGATATGGTAGCGGACATTATGGTATGTTGCACTTACAAGATGTACCTAACTTTACTTACATTCTTATACACGCAGGTAATACAGACGAGCACACATCAGGTTGCTTAATAGTAGGAGAAACTCAACAAGACTTAGACCGTAGTGATGACGGGTTCATAGGACATAGTGGTACTGCATACGGAAAACTGTATAACAGGGTGTCAAAGAAATTACTTATGGGTGAGAACGTATCTATAGAGTACACAACTATAACTAAACTGTTAGAGAAACCATTATCAAATGCATCAACAGATGATGTAGTTTTGTCAAGGACTGTTATGGAAAAACTTGAAGAGATAAATGGGAATGTACTAACAGTAGATGCTAGAATTAAAGGTAGGTTAATTACATAATGTTTGAGAAATCAAAAAGAAAAAGAAACCAAGACGGCACATTCAAGAAGGATGTGAGGTGGACTCCTTGGTCTGAAGCATGGAGTTATAAGATGAGTGAAGAACTTAAAGATATGGTTGAGCGTACAGCTTGGACATTTATTGAAGCTTTCATTGGTGCGTTAACAGTTGCTCCTCTTGTTGGTGTAGATGCTGAAGTAGTTCAGTTAGCTGCATTAGCAGGTGGTGGTGCAGCATTAGCAGTCATCAAGACATACGCTAAAAAACAAATAAGCAAGTAGTAAAAATTAAAAAATATCCTACTTGCAACGAATGTGGTAGGCAATTAGAAATAAACAAAGATAGTAAGAAGTGTGTTAATCTAGGTTGCATAGATTACAACAAATTAATTAGGAGAAAAAATGCCAATAACAAAAAAAGGTATTAAGAAAGGTTATAAAGGTGGAAAACGTGGTGGAAAAAAAGGAAGATACTAATATATTTAAAAGCCCATCATCATTAAAACGATGGGCTTTAGATTTATCAGATTGTTGTGGTAGTGTTATAGCTAACAAACCATATGATATGGAAAAAGTACAATCACTTGTTGATAAGTTTGTACATGACTACAACGTTAATCTTAAACCTCCTAAGACTTAGCTTCTTTTAATTTATCAATCCATTGACTAGCAATCTTCTTAGTCATTTCTCCCGCATTGATTAAAGCCTTAGCTTCTTGTGCTACTTTCTCAGCAGTACCACCTGAATCAATACACTCATTAACAAGTGTGTCCATAAATTTACCTTGTGCTTCACTCATAGGTTCATTCTCCCATGCTCCGCTTGGTATGTCTGTCATTTCTTCTCCTTCTTTTTTTATACTAAAGACAGTTTCGACTTTCTCTTCCACAGTTTTCTCGTCCCATGGTGTCATCTTTGCCCCTTCTTCTTTGTGTTTTACCACAAACTTTTCTGCTTCATCTAAGAATTTACCCTGCATACCTGTGTCCCACAACTCCATGTCCTTGGTTGCACCGCTCACCTGTACTTTATTATAAGCAAAGTCGTATGTTGTTTTAGCAAACTCTTTGTTCTGCTCACACATATTAAAGACTAAGTTCTTCATGTTTGTTTCTACCTTAAGTTCTTTAACAGGTTCAGAATGGGCAGTCTTCAATGGTGGTTTTTTTTTAGTATCTTGTGTCTTACTCATTTCCTGTTGGGAAGGTCTCTTCTTATTGCTACCTTGATACTTCCAATTAGCTAACGCTCTACCTATAGCAGATGTCTCGCAGTTCTCTACCCACGCATCTTTGTTAGCAAAGCCACCTTGACCTTGTGTTTCTTGTGCTATACCTGTAGCAACAAGCCTATCTTCTTCATTGTGTATGTATGCTTTAATAGTCACACAAGTACCATCGTCTGTTATGTGTACTACATCTGTTGTGATACTACCATTTGGATTGTCTTTCCAAAAAGCTTTTAGTCTATCCTCAACCAATTCGTATTCATCTAAATTGAATTTCATATCTCCTTCTTTCTATACGTTATTATATCACTCTTCTAAATTAACCAAGTACTCAGCAGTTACACCTTTGTCAGGTTTTACAAACAATGTGTATTGACAAGGTCTACCCATACTTGCTAATTGTTCTTGTGCAAAAGTGTTATAACTTTCTGTACTACCATTGCACCAAAATCTTATATCATTTATGTACTGTGTGTTTGGTGTATGAAAGTGTCCTGCTACTGCATAATCAAAGTCTTCCATAAGTCCTTGAGCTGCTAATGTTTTCCAACCCTGTATCTTTTTACCAAAGCCATACCATGGAAACCCTGCAAATCCTCGCACTTGGTCACCATGAAACATAAAGAACCTACACTTCTTACCTAAATCTGCTACTGTATACCACGCTTTCTCACCTTTCTTATACGCTAGATGAAACGTTAATCGTGGTTCATCAGCAAATATTCTTTGAACTATGTTGCCTAACATAGCATCAGCATTTGTTTCAGGGTGCATATCTTTTCTACTTCTACCACCTAACGCACCATGATTACCTATAACCCAATGACATTCTACTTCATCAAAGTTCTGCAATAATATATTAAAGAACTTATGTAAGATACGTGGTCCATCTACTGTTACTTGTGAGTACAAAGAACTATCAATCAAGTGTGCTTGTCCCGGAAAGATTAGCTCACCTTCAACTATATCTCCTAACGCTAACACCACACATTTATCTATCTTGTGGTTAGCTCTTTGTATCTTTGTAAGTTCTACTATTTTGTGTGCGTATCTTACAACTCTTTCCTCTGCAACTTCTGTGCTATAGGTAGGTGTAATCTTTGCTAGCTGTATATCACTAAGTAAAGGAACACAAATCTCTTCGTGTTTAGTTTTTCTTTTACTCTTAGTCGGGGGTTTCACAGGGCGTAGATTTAATTCTGCTAAATTACTTTCAATAGCAAAGTTCATAGCCTCAATCAAATCCAACTTCTTATCTTTTAATCGGTCAATAGATTTTCTTTGTTTCTCTATAACCTTCTTTAACTCATCTACCTTATCGCTAGTAGCCTCTGCTATCAGGTCTGCGAACTCTGCTTTACTTTTCTTTTCCATTTGCTTATCGTACTTTCATCTACTTTACTACCAAACCTATCACTAAGTATGGTGCTTACTACTCTTGGCGACACGTCTTTACCTTGTTTGATTTGTTCCTCTAGCATGAGGATAAACTTTTTTGCATCATCATTTAAACGTGCAGTAAAGGTAGCATTAAGATTTCCAACGGTCGCAAGATTGATTAGTTCATTCATTTCATTGTTGTCCATGTGTTCATACTAGCAGAGTTATCGTGTATGAGGGCGAATAAAAAAAAAATAAAAAACTTTTCGCCCCCGCGAAAGAAACCAAAAAAAAGGTGCAGTATCGTTCGCACGATACCACACCTTCTTATGTAGCTAGACTAAGCGAGACAAGTCTAGCCACCTAGACTTATTTCTTGCGTATAGTCTTAGCAAATTCCTTCGCCTCTTCTATGTCTTGTAATATAACTATGTCATGCTTACGACATAAGTCCTCGCAATATTGTTCAAGCTCGTCATTATATACATAACCATTGCCTTTTCCGTATGCAACTACTTGCATATCACTAACAAGCATACGAGGTTTAGGTTGTCTTGCTAACCATAGGATTGCAGGAACATCTACGAAGTTCTCACCATATCCCTTCTCGTATATGTATGTCTTACGATAGTCACTAATAGTGCGTTGATTTTCTGCAAAGGTTTCTATCACACCTTCAGGTATGTTATCACGTTTTGCAGCACCTTCACCTACACCTGCATAGCCAACAATAGTTGAAGCAGGTAGCAAAGATATAATCTCTTCTATATCATCAGCATTAAAGTGCATACTACCACTACAATCAATGGCTACTGTACCACCTTTGACACTCTTACGTTTCCTAGCAAACACATGCTTATCGGTAGCCCATCTGTTTATGTACTTAGGAACTGCACCAACATCACTTGGTCTGTTTCTACGCACACGTAAGGCACCTGCTAAGTCCTTAACTAGATTACCTTTGAGAAACACAGCGTTTGCCCACCTATGTTTGCCTGCAGATTTTTGTATCTCTACATCTTTGGTACTTAAATCGGCAACTGCATTCTCAATTTGTTTAGACATGCTATCAGCTTTGTAATGAGTAGGTACAAATTCAGTACCTGTTTGGTTTTCTAATGTCTTAGGCATTAGCTTTCCATACTCATCAAATGTACCTTCGCATAATGATTGGTATAAAGCACCAAGTTTCTTAACATGTGTGCTGTACCTCATTAATCCACTAGGCACAATCCTATTGTAAGGTAACGTATCTGATTGATATCTTAAAATAACTCGCACAATTTCTCGGAGATTGTACAATCTCCTAAGTATTTCTGCGTATGTTAGTTTAGTTATACCATCTTGTAAGTATCTCAATACATATATACAATGAGTTAAATCTTGCTTCATACCTATAGCCCACTTAACATCATTATGATGAAGTATTGCATATAGCATATTTGCATCACTACCTATCCACCTACTTGTTAATGGTTTCTCTAGTGTTTTGATTTTTATATCAAAGTGTCGATTGATATACTCATCTGTTGTGTCTTCTTCTTCGTCTTCATTTTGTGCATGTCTCAAAGTTTCTACTAATACATTTATGTATTCCAAGAAATTTTCAGTATCTCCATGCACACCAAGAGACAACAACTGTCCAATTTGTGATACGGGTGTATCCTCAAATTGCAACCAAGCATGTACTTGTGATACAACAATGTCAGAACAAAACAATTCTGTAGCTTTTGTTTGGTGTGAAGCGTTACCACGACTTGAATATTTCCAAGTCCATTGTCCTTTCGCTCTACGTTCCTGTACATCTGCATCATGTGATGCTCTGTGTTCTTTGTTAGCTATGTTCCAATAAGCACGATAGTATCTGTGTAGATTGTATGCTCTGTCAAGATACTCTTTCTGTATCTTACCTACACCTTGATAGCGAGGCAAAGCAAACATTTCTTTGTACATTACATGCTTACGTAAATTCCTAGCGTGATTTATTTTTGATTTACTAACGGGTATTCGATATGTACCTATAGACTTACGCTCATTATCAACCAACTTTAATGTTTTGTTGATGAGTGTTTCGTAAGGCTTAAGTACTAATCTAACTTGTTCTCCTGTTAGTTTCTCACAATCACACAAGTCATCGCCTATTGTACTAGCAGTTTTCTTGTCACGATTAATGCTAGGTCGTTGGCTTGCTGTACTTACTTGATACTCTTGCTTGTCAAGTATCTCAGGGTACAGCATACCTTCAACTGCACGTTTCTTATTCGTCATCTTGTGCAGTAGTGTGTTCAATAGTGTCAAGTATGTCTGTGTATCTATCTTGAAACACAACTCTTGCACTATCTTCTTCCGACATGAACTCAGTTAATCTATTGAACTCTGCCCATGCACGTATGCTTGTACGCCTATCACTATCAGTAATCAATGACATACTTTCACATGCTTTGCGATACTTCTTAGGTATCTTTTTCAATGCAGAAGGGTGTATCTTATCAATGTTAATCTTGATAGGAAACCTATCTGCAAGTGCTTCAGGTAGTGTATCAGGTGAGCCGTTCATAGTTGCAACAACGTTAAAGTTATCTTTAGGTTTAACAAAGTCTTGTTTCTTATTAGGTAATGTCATACCTGCAAACTCTTTGTCATCTAAGATACTGTACAAAAACGTAAGCACATCACTAGATGCGTGGTCAATTTCATTGACAACAAATCTAGCACCCTTCAACCATGCGTTGATTGCTGTACCATGTAGCCAAGACATACTACCATTATCATTTGGTATGAAATGTCCTCGCAATTCCATAGCACTTCCGTCCTCAGTTAGCGTAGTTGATACTACTTCCTGTTTCTCTTGTAGGTTATAGAGTGTTGCTTGATATGACTTACCTGTTCCCGGTACGCCATAGAGTAATACTCTATCTGCATTGCCGATAACTTGTTCGGCTAATTCCCAACATGTTTTCTCTTTCATGTTAAGTTCCTCGCTTTCTTGTTTATGTTATTCTTCCTCTGCTTTGTTGAGGTAAGAGTTTATTTCTTCTAGCATGGTTTTAGTAACTTCATCTAAATCCATACTGTCGTAGTCTGTTGCTAGTGCATAAGCAATAGGTGTGTTAGGTAGGCTTTCAAATGTTTGTAAAGGTATATCTACCTTGACATTAATTGTTGCAACCTTATCACCTTTTACATTTGATTGGTCTAGCATTACGCATTCCCATATAGTTCTCATATGTACTTCACAAGGCACACCTTCTTTGTGCATATGTTTCATGTACATCTTGAGATACGCAGGAAAACGTTTATCAACTTCTTGAAAAAATCTATCTACAAGTTGTTGATTGTAGCCATTGTCAATGGCTTGTTGATTGAGTACATCTAGTACATCAATCGTAATAGCGATACGTTTTGTATCTACCATTTTTAAGTCTTCACCTTCTGTGAAAATTTCCTCAGACATTCTGACCTTCCTTCTTTATGATTGTTTGGTACGCAAGACTTAACCCATAAGCAACAGGTTGCTTAGTAAGTCTAAACGTAAATTTACTATTGCCTTCGTTAGTAGTTTCAATACGCCAACCTTTCTTACGCAAGTCGTGTATCACACCACCATATCTAGTGCAACGTAAATCAAATACAAACTCACCATTTGTTATTGGTTTGTTCTGCTTACGACTAATCAACAATGCCCATGCGATTAGTTGTGATTTACTTGTTATGTAGTCAGGTACTTTCATACCTCTGAATTTTCTAACTAACTTTGTAGTCATACTTATTCACCTTCCTTTTCTGTATCGTTATCTATTGCCTGTTGTATTTTATCTTGTAGGTTTTCCATTTCGTTATCACTCATACTAAACATTGAAGTATGATGACCTTCTTTGAAAGCAATTACGCTTACAATCTCAGGCTTACTTAACTTAGCTAGAGCTTCAGCACCAGAGTGATTGCTTTCTGCTACGTCTTCATACATCTGTATGTTTGTCATAGTTAAGTTAGCAATAATTTCTGTTACTCTTTCCATCTCATCAATACCTACATCACTACCTAATCTATCCATGACTTCTTGTGGTGCTTTACCATTATCCAAGTCCTTGTATAAACGTAGAAACAAACTAAAACCTTTAGCTATACCATCAACGTATAACATGTAGTTAGTTGTTTGTTCTACCCTAGCGATAGCTTCTTGTAATGAACTAGCTTGAACTTTGAAGTGTAGGCTTGAGATATTCTTTGCGTACTTGTCTATAAATTCATCAGGTACATCATCAATCTTACCCCTCTTCTCCATTACTACTTTCTCTATGTATGTTTTATCAAAGCCTATCATTACCATGTAATCACTAGGCTGTGTCTCTGCTAGGTACGGCATACTGTTGAATTGTTTATCAACTAAATCTCCCATACTCATTTATTCCTCCTCGTTTTCTGCTACGTTTTCTGCTACGTTCTTTAAGAATGCTGTCATTTCTGTGTGCATCTTTTCATTTGCCTCGTCTTCTGCTATGACTTTGGTTTGTACAATATTCTTTTCTGTAACGATGAGACCATCAATGTCAAAGTCATCATGATTTACCATCATCTGTTTGTACATTTTCTCTGCTTTCTCCAAGTCACCATTACTAACTGCCTTAACCATGTCAGCCATACCATCACTAAAGGCATTCAATATGTCTGCTTGTATAAATTGCCTACCCATTTCCAAAGCCCTTATTGTTGCTTCTCCAAATGACTTAGCTTTTATACTTAGCTCCATTACAGGTGGCTGTTTGTAGCCTATTGTAATATGAGCTTGGTATTCTTTTACTTTACGTGGTGATGAACTCTCGTTCATTACACCATCATCTCTACTGACGTTGCGTTCTCTCACAACATCACCTCACTTTCTGTTTCTACTTCTACTCTGCAACACCCACATATAACTTTGCGTTTAAAGTATTGTGGATATTTGTTTTTGAGTTCTTGAAAACATGAGCCACACATAGCGTGACCACCTACGATTTGTTCTCCTGCATTTGCATCACGTATAGCCTCATCAATATCATCTATCGTACAACTTATATTGATTGGTTGTGTTGCATCAATACTAGAATTACAAGCCATGTCACATATCCATAAGTCATCAGGTATGTCGCTATCTACTAACTGTGATATGAAGTGTAACCCCATCTCCTCTGCTTGTTTCTTATCTGTTGCATAAGTCATGTGTGCTTTTAACCTAGCAAATTGCCTATGCTTAATCGGATTAGGTATTACTAACCACGCCTCATTCATCTGTTATCTCCTGTCTAAATGGTGATAGTGCATACATCTTAGGTGTATGACCACTCATCTTTGCAAACCTATTGTCGTTATCTGCTAGTGATACAATCTTATCTACCATACGAACTGCTTGTTCTTTGGTTACATCTGCATCAAAACGAAACTCAACAACAAGTTCGTTCTCATCTATCTTATGTCCGTGTTGTACGAACTCATATACTTCAGCACTCATCACAATGTCCCTTCATACCTTGTGCTATTACTTTACCTTTGGGATTAGAGACATTGACTTCGTTTATATCTACGCTTATCACGTTCTTGTCATGTCTTCTGCACCACACTTGTATTCCTTTTGGTGTAAATCCTACTTCGTTATCTTGAAACTCAGCAGGTGATACACTCTTGTCTGTCTTTGACCAATCAAACATACAATCTCTGCAATGTATGTAAGATACTATCTCCAATTCCATATCTCTCCTTTCAAAAAAAGATTGCTACCTACACAACAAGGGCTGATTGTTGATACGAAGTATCATTAGATACGGGGTATCACTAAATGTAGGTAGCTTCTAACACACAATTCCTGTCGCTTCTATGAAGCTCTTTTCGTTTAATTGTTTCAGTATCTTATGTGCTAG